CTACGGTTATCGCGAACGAAATCATTGGCGTTCAGCCTATGACTGGCCCAGTTGGTCAGATCCACACGCTGCGCGTTCGTTATGCTGACACTTTCGGTTCCCCAACCCCAGTAGCAGCTAACACAGAAGCACTTAGCCCATTCCAGATAGCCAGTTTCTACTCTGGTAACGGCAACAGCACTGCTCCAGCAGCTGCACCAGTTAGCGTCCTCGAAGGCGTTGCTGGTAAGCGCTTGAACATCCAGATCTTGAAAGAGGTCGTAGAAGCAAAGACCCGCAAGCTATCAGCTCGTTGGACCTTTGAAGCTGCACAGGATGCACAGGCACAGCAGGGCATTGACATCGAAGCGGAAATCATGGCTGCGCTTGCGCAGGAAATCACCGCTGAAATCGATCAGGAAATCTTGACCAGCCTTGGCGCATTGGCAGGCACTACGCTTACCTATGACCAGGCTGCAGTTTCTGGTACAGCAACATTCGTTGGTGATGAACACGCAGCACTTGCGATCCTCATCAACCGTGGTGCAAACCTGATCGCTGCTCGCACACGTCGTGGCGCAGGTAACTGGGTTGTTGTGAGCCCAACCGCTCTCACCATCCTACAGTCTGCAACGACTTCTGCGTTTGCACGTACCACAGAAGGCACGTTCGAAGCTCCAACCAACACCAAGTTCGTTGGTACTTTGAACAACAGCATGCGTGTTTACGTCAACCAGTATGCAAGCGATGCTACCAACGTTCTCGTTGGTTATAAGGGTCCAGGCGAAATTGATGCAGCAGCTTATTACTGCCCATACGTTCCGCTAACGTCTTCAGGCGTTATCATTGATCCGAATACCTTCGAGCCAGTTGTCAGCTTCATGTCACGTTATGGCTACCTAGAGCTTACCAATTCGGCAAGCAGCTTGGGTAACGCAGCTGACTACCTCGCTGCTATCGCGATCAACACAGCACACCTCAAGTTCCTCTAATAAATTTAGAGCAACAAGAAACAAAAAACCCGGGAGCAATCCCGGGTTTTCTGTTATGTAGGTACCGGACTGTTACCTTATAATATAACCATAAATATGTCACGTCAAGGAGCAAGAGTATGAGATACGAGTGGCATCTAGGTCCAGCAAATGTGTATAGCAAATCGGGTCTTACGGATATCGTAGGCAGCGTTGATTGGTATTGCACAGCGTATGCACCAGACGGGACTACATACAAATCTAGCGGTATAGTTGACGTTGGTCCGCCTAATCCGTCATCATTTGTACCATTTAGTGGTATTACCCAATCTACTGTACAAAGCTGGGTTTTTGCCAAAGTTAATCAAACCAACGTAGAAACTGCGTTGGCTACTCAGTATGCTAACGCAAGCAAGCCATCTGTTAAACAGTTTAATTTCTAGGAAATATTATGAGATTGCGTGATATCTTAAATGAAGGCGGCAATATCTTTAAGGATGCAGGTGGCGAAATTACCACGGTTGCTATCAATCGAAACGATGTGATACCTACCATAAATTGGTTAGAGCGTATCACAAAATTGCCGATCCGTAACAATACAATTGGCAGCGTTGGCAAGAAAGAAACTAGCGGTGATCTTGATATAGCAGTTGATGCTGAATCTATCAGCAAAGAAGAATTGATAGATAGACTCAATAAATGGGTCAGCACGCAGCAAGGACAGCCCAAGGATTGGATACGCAAGAGCGGCATTTCGGTGCATCTAAAGACGCCTATAGCAGGCAATCCTAGCAACGGTTATGTGCAAACAGATTTCATGTTCTACAAAGATATACCGTTTGCTAAATGGATGGCGCATTACGATGCTAACACTAAATTTAAGAACGCTGACAAGATAATATTGATGAACAGCATAGCCAAGAGCCATGGACTCAAGCTTGGAGTTGAAGATGGATTGACAGTGCGTGACAGTGGCAAGTTTCTCACCAAAGATCCGCAGGAGATAGCACATTACCTACTTGGTCCGGCTGCTACTATGACAGATCTAGAATCAGTAGAGAAGATAATGCGAGTGTTACAAACTCAACCAGATAGAGAACAACGCATCGCAGATGCCAGAGATAACTTTGCAAGCAGAGGTTTGGATCTAGACAGTGCCCTTGAGGCCAGCAAATGAGACTTTGGCATCTAACCCCTGCATCGGCACTGTATGAAAGCCGAGGATTCGTAGCTAGGCGTCTGGGTGACGAATATGTTGACCCAACTGATAGAGATGATATAGCAACCTTCCAAGGGCTAACCCTACTGCCAGCCGATGAAAAACAATATAACACTCACGAAGAATTTGTTGATGCATATCAAGATTGGCACGAACAAGCTAGTGGTAAGATCTACGAATTAAATGATGTCAATCGAGGCATCAAATCAGCCTACATTGTTAACATGGAAACACCTCGAGGCATGGAGCATTATGTTCTGTTTACCAGAGATCTAGTCAAGTTAGAAGGTAAGTTGACTAACATCCCCCCGGGAGTCATACCAGGACACGGTGGCTATGTGATGAATAGAAAGATCAGCTTTAGTGAGCGCAGTGGATTGAAACCTGCAGAAGTGGTAACAGGCGCTAGAGCTGTGCAACCTTCGCAGGTTGCTGGACTATTAGATGTGGCTAGATCAACCGCTGGTGATCAAGCTGTTGATCAGATGCAAGAGTACCTTAGGGCTCTAGCATCTGGAAATGGTACCAATTATGTCATCAAGGATGGTGCAGCTGATGCTAATCTGCACAGCAAATATCTAGGCGAATGGGGTAGTCCCATAGCATTGATAACAGGACAATTTGAACCTGCAGATCAATTACCAGAAATTGAAGAAGTCATGAATGGTGGTAAGAGTCTTGCTGGTAGCAGCATAGAATACAATACCAGCACCAGCGAGACACTGTTTGACAGCATGGTAGTGACTAGCACAAGTGAGATACTGATCAGTACCAAGGCTAAAGTAGGCGGGGCTGCTGCAAGCGTAAAAGGTTTATACGATGCAATTACAAAGAACAGAGACAAGTTTCCTGCTGCGTTTTGGAATGATCCAAAAGTTAAAAAATTCACTGATGTGATCTCAACGATCATGGGATCAAAGTCGGTAGATGGATTGTTAGCAGTAGCTAAGATGGAAGACATTGTAGATGATGCCGAGATCAATGCCATAAAGTCCGGAATTAATTCTGGTAAAAGAGATTATGTACCTGATGAAAAGATATCAGACTATATGACTGGATATGCTGCTAACACGCATCATCCGCAATATGATCCAGCTAAGCATGCATTAGCAGCTGTTGCTAGACAAGTGGTTAACAAGCTAAATGCAGAAGATTACACAGACGTGATACGTGAGATATTGAATCACTCCAATGTTGTGCAGATGTATTTCAATACCAAAGTACGAGGTGCTGATCTCCTATGCCAAGGATATGATTTAGTTTGGCCTCCGCAGTTCAAAGGCACTATAGCATTCTACAGCGGCAAATTTTTCAGCGCTACAGAAATAAAAGGTAGATTAGGATTCAAGATTGGTCAGGGTGCTAGGATGACCGACGAACCAGATGCTAGTTTGACAACCAGGGTTGATCCTGCTATCGCACGTAAAGTGAGCAAAGCAGCTGAAAAGAAACAGCAGCAAGCAGTTGGTAGAATAGTCACGCCTGGTGAACGAGATGTTAGGGATACTAGCGTACCTGATACCATAGCGTTGGGTCGAGCTAAGAAGAAATAATTACAGCTTCGATGTCGTCGACCGTGCTGCGTATGGTATGGTTATCTAATATGTGCTGCTTGGCAGCTGGTAGATCATACAGTATAGGATCAAAGTTTTTCAGCAAGTTTATCAGCTGTCCGTCTGTCTGATAGGTCTGGCCAAACTTGTTTAACATAGCAGCGCCGGCTATCTGTCGAGATATCCATGGCGTCTCATTAAGCATGCTCTCTAGAATCACCAATCCAAATCCTTCTTGGTTGCTGTGCATTAGATAGCAGTCAGCTTCGGAGATTGCGCTTAACACTTCTGCTTTGTCATCTATCATCAGAGGCATCACGCAGTTGTTGGCATCTGGCATTAGATCCATGCGGTTATCGTAGCCCGTAGTGACCAAGACTGCATCTTCTAAGTTAGCTCTGGTAAACACATCTGCAAGTTCGCGCATCTTCTTGTTAGGCCAATACCCGCCGCAGCTGAGGAACATGCGCTTGTTTATACCATGTTTGGCCTTAAATCCTGGTTTACCAATGCTTTCATTAAGTTTGATTCCGTGCCTCACTCGTTTGGCTTTGTCGCTCTGTCCATGCTTGCGTATGTGATTAATATCGTCTGGCGTGCTCCAACCCAGATATGTGCATTCTTTGAGCGCAGTGACACAGATATCGCTGTTGCTGGGTAATATCAGCATGTAAAGTATGGGACTTGGTATGCGACTAGCATTAGTCAGTACAAAGTTCTGTAGACCCACATCGCCGCCGTGCACCACTATGAGATCCCAGGGCCAACCAAGTATTTGTGGATCACTTGTGACATGCACACCATTATGATCACCTTGATGTTCGCCAGCAAATACGGTTACTTCGTGCCCGCGGCTCAGTGCTTCTTCTGCCATTGCTTGTGTATAATACTCACTACCGCCAGGGAACGGTGCATATCTGTGTACTGCAAACAATAGTCTCATTTGTATACCTCTATCTTTTGTAGCGCAGTGTGTAACCATGGTTCGGGTCGTAGGTTTACCACGTCGCCTTCAAACTTGTCTCTAGGCCAGCTCCAGTTGGTATTCATAGCAAGATAATGTGCATAGTACAGATCAGTGCTCTGTCCAGCTGGTCCCGATATCTGATGCACTCGCCATTGATATTGCATGCAATGTTTAGGCACTAACATCCATTTATTGCCAATGCCTCGCTTGTTGTTGCTGTCCATGCAGCAGTAGTCTCTGAACCTGCGTGCAGAGAATGGTATTTCGTAGGCACCTTTGTTGTTGGGTACATCGTGTGGTTCAATCCATTTGCCTAGATAATACAGGCAATGCTGCTGACCTTGGTCCAGCTGCTCGCGTATCTGTTCAAGAGTGGGACCTTTGGTGACTATCAGTTCATCTATGTCATTGTTTAGGACCATGCTAGCATGGCTTAGATAGCGATACTTGGCATGTTCTAGCATGCAGTATTGTCCATAATCGCTGTCCCAGGGTGCATGATCGCTACCTTGCGGGCCATATGGATACGGCCAAGGTACTATCTTTAGTTTAAGATAATCTCTGCTGAGGCGATGGTCAAGCTCGCCTACAGTGTAGCTGCTGCTGCTATTGTCATATATTAGGAACCCATCTATACCATGCACACGGTAATGATAGTCCATCCACTGCTCAATCCATTCAATTGGA